ACAGGCGGGTCTGGTTTAACTTATACTGCTACCTCTAGTCCAGGTGGATTTACTGGAACTGGAGCATCATCTCCTATATCTGTAACTGGTTTGCAGTCTAACACTTCTTATACATTTACTGTAGTTGCTACTAACTCGGCTGGAAGTTCATCTGCTTCATCTGCTTCTTCTTCTATTACTGCAACAACAGTTCCTCAAGCACCTACTATTGGAACGGCAACAAGTACGGGAGTAAATACTGCAACGGTTACTTACACCGCAGGAGCAACTGGTGGTGCGGCTGTTTCTGTATTTACTGCAACTTCTTCTCCTAGTTCTATTACGGGAACTGGCGCAAGTCCAATTACTGTCTCAGGTTTAACTGGGTCTACTTCATACACATTTACAGTTACAGCAACTAACGCTAACGGAACATCAACGGCTTCTGCTGCTTCAAATAGCATTACTACTGATGCTCCATCCTATGGATTATCACAGACATTTAATGCTTCTGGAAACTACACAATTCCTTCTGGCAAAACTAAGTTAGCACTTGTTGGAACTGCTGCTGGTGGAAATGGTTCGGGTGGCTCTGGATATTCTGGTGGTAATGGTGGTGGTTCAGGTGGAGCATTTTCTATTAGAGAAATTACAGTTACCCCTGCGGACATTTATGTTGTAACAATCGGCTCTGGTTCTGCTACATCCTTTGGTAATTTAGTTACGGCTAATTCAGGTGCTAATGGTGGCGGTGGTGGAACAGTTACTTCCAATGCGGGAACAGCGGATGTAGCGCGTTCTGGTGTAAGCGGAGGCGGTGGCGGCGCATATAACAACTTTGGCGCAGGTGGTCCAGGCGCAGGTGGAACTAATCAGAACGCAGTTACATCAAATGATGCCAATATATCTTCATTAACTGTCGGTGGTTCAGGTGGCGGTGGAGGTGGTGGCGTAGATGCCGCCAATGGGCAGACCGTAAACTACGGCGGTGGTTCAGGTGGAACACCTCACGGTGGCGCTGGTGGTGCTGGTGGTTCGCCTTCCAATACATCTCCTGGCAATGGTGGCGGTGGTTCAGGAGCAAGCGGTATTGGTGGAGGCGGTGGTGGTGGCGGAGGCTCTAGCCGAGGTGCCGCTCCAAATTACACAACTTCATCCGATGGTGGCGGCGGAGCGCGTGGCGCAGCACGAATTCTAGTCTATGTTAAGTAAAGGAATAAACAATGGTTAATTACGCATTTATTAAAGGTGATGAAGTCTTTGGCGTTATTACTTTTGATGACCCCACCCCTGAACTTCTTGAGCAATTCAAGATTTACCACGAGGCTGATGAAATTGTTCTAATTACAAACATATACATTAGTGCTGGTGACTTGTATATTGATGGTAAATTTTCACCACCTAAACCTTATCCAAGTTGGATTTTGGATGAAGAAATTTATCGCTGGATACCCCCAGTTGCTTACCCAGCAGACGGATTGGTGTATGTTTGGAGTGAAGAAACCCTTTCTTGGGTGGAATAAAAAACAAAGAAACGAGAGATACTTTGAAAATTACATTTACAAATATAAGTCCGTTTCCAGATTTAGAAAAACCTCAGTTGGCTTCAAAAGTAATTCCAGAATGGTATAAAGAAATTGGTAGTTATGTAGGTGACAAAAAGATTCCTCAAAGTAATGGCACAGGTACAGGAACAATTAAAAAATGTATGCCAGTATTTGATGCAATTACGGCTGGATATATTATTGTATCTCCTGCTGATGTTTATGTTTCCATTAAAGATGGGGAACAATTTTTTTATTGGGCAGCACTTGATTTAATTGCTTTTCACTCTATTGAACAAGCATTTAGCCACCCAAATAAAAACCCGTTTCCGTTCGCTAAGTGGATTAACAACTGGGCAATTAAAACACCCAAAGGTTACTCAACCCTATTTGTTCAGCCATTTCATAGGGAGTCTGTCTTTACAATCCTTCCTGGAATTGTAGATACGGATACTTACTCAGCACCAATAAACTTTCCAATGGTAATTAACGACCCAACATTTGAGGGTCTTATACCTAAAGGAACTCCTATTGCTCAGGTTATTCCTATAAAAAGGGAGTCTTGGAAAATGGAGTTTGGCAGTCAAAAAGATGTTGAACAACAATTAAGTATTGCGCATAAATTAAGCACAGTATTTTTCGATAGATACAAAACTATGTTTTGGAGCAAAAAAGACTATAAGTAGTCTCTCGGTGGCTCCACGCTTAGAATTTGGGTTGTGGTGCTAAAATATGGGCAATAGTAACCGATAGGAGTTCAAATGGCAGGAACAACAACAAAGGGTTTTAGATACCCAACGGCTTCTGACGCTCCCGCGATCCACACTGCCTTTTTGAACTTAGCCTCAGACGTTGATTCCTTTCTCGACACGCCCCAAGTTACGACGAGTGTGATCTTTGAAGGTTCGACAGCAGATGCTTTTGAGACCACGCTTACAGTTGTAGATCCAACGGCAGATAGAACTATCACCTTGCCCAATCAAACAGGAACAGTAGCACTCACTACAGACATTGAAAACTTCGCAAGAGTTACAGGTTTTATGCTCGGTGGTATGTAATGGCATTTACCTATGTTGACCCCACATCAGGAACTCGCGATGAAATCCGCTTCCTAATACAAGATACTGATTCAACCGACCAGCACTTACAGGATGCGGAAATCAACTACCTCTACACCAAGTGGGGTAACGTCTACGCCGCCGCTGCATACGCAGCAGAAGCGATTGCGGCTCAGTATTCACACAAAACAAACTATTCAAGAAGTATCGGCGACCTTTCAATCTCCGAGTCTTACGCTACCGCAGCAGGAGAGTTCCGCGAACTAGCCAAATCACTTAGGGCGCAAGAGTTGGATTTGTTCCCTACTTCAGTTAAGATTAACGCTTCAGCGATTATCGCCACCGCAGATAAATTAGTAACAACCTATAAGACCGATTTCTACACAGGAATACACGACTACACAGTATAAACTGGGGGGACTATGCCTTACGTTTCAGGACAACCCAACCATTGGTTAGATGATATGACCGACACTATTGTCGTGTACAAAAAAGGAAATCTGAACAACTACGGCTCTCGGTCTATATCCGCAACTCCAACATCCTTTTCTTGTCGCGTCATATCTGATGTGAAAAACTCCCGAGACGACCAAGGTAACGAAATCGTTGAAGGCGGTACTTTATACATACTTTCAGATGCGGATATTGAAGTTGGGGATAGATTAGACCTTCCCGGAAGTAACGCAGACCCAAGAATTATTGCGGTAGACAAAGTCATTTACAACGCCAATGGAACCGCGACGGTTCATCATACAAAAGTAAGGTTTGGGTCTCTCGGTGGCTAAATTTGAAGCGTCATTAAATAGAAAACAAATCACTCGATTACTCAGCGTTGGTGGTCCAAAAGCGATGATGACTGCTGGGCAAGTGTTATATAAAGAAGGCGCCAAGATATTTGAAGAAAGTCAAGATGAAGTGCCAGTGGATACAAATGCTCTCTGAACTTCTGGTAATTTAGGGCTTCCTCACCTAGAAGGTCAGTCTGTTGTTGTTGAAATATCCTATGGTGGCGCAGCAGTAGATTATGCGATGATAGTCCACGAAGATTTGGAAATGAGACATAAGCCAGGAAAGAAAGCCAAGTATCTTGAAGACCCTGCCAGAAGGGCTCTAGTGGGTATGGAAGACCGTATACTGGAGAAGATAAGAAAGGCTATGGGTATCTAAATGGCGACTGTCCTAGAGGCTGTGGGGGCTTATATTGACTCCAATAGAGGCGACCTTACAATCGGAACTAATCTATTTCTATCCAAAATGCCAGATACGCCTGATATATGTGTGTGCGTTTATGAAACTCAGGGTAATGCCCCAGTAATGACTTTTGGTTCAACTTCAATTCAGTTGGATAGACCTAACATTCAGATATCCGTAAGAGCAGCGCGTGATGACTACGCAACAGCGAGAGACTTGGCTCAGGCTCTTCGCACTCTGGTCGCAGGAATAGTTGATGTTACATCATCAGGTGTTTTGATTATGAGGGCTGAACCAACAGGAAGTTTCTATCCCCTTGGTGTGGACCAACTTGAAAGACCGCGTGTTGTGTTTAACATGGATTGTCATGTTGGGGTGTAGACTTGGACACGCAAGAACCTAATCGAGACATTTATGGAAAGGGAACAAGTCGTGACGAAGTCCCAAGATGCTGGAGATGTAATAGAATTCTCGCGGAATACCTCACCCGCCCATGGAAACTCAACTGCGGAAGATGTAAAGCCACCAATCAACAAACCTCTTGATTTTGAGAAAGCATTAGATAACTTTGTTCCGTTAAAGAAATCCAATGGAATGACTTGCTCTGTAAAAAGAATCCTTGACCAACTGAGTGAGTCAGCAAAAGAAAAATTACTCAGGTTAATGGAGAACCCAGAAGCCCTATCTTTGGATATTACCGCCCTTCTTAAAAACCACGGCTATCAAGTAAGCGCTGAGGTAATGCGCAGGCACAGGCGGAGAGCGAATGGCGGAGGCTGTTCTTGTCCATAAACTTTGAGGATGACATGGAGAAACTTCTCCAAACCTCAAACAATCCAGCAAGTGAGCCAAAGTTAAAAAAAATCGGCGCAGAGTGGCAAGCAGGTGTTGTCTGGAATGGTGATGAAGGAACAATCACGACCACGGCACTTCCTTTGGAAGAAGCCCCAAACTGGGATTCCATTTTACGCTTATGGGGTCTTGACCCAACTCAATTTCGTGTTGTTGAACCCGTTTTGTTTAATGTCTGGGGCAACCCAGATGCGACTCTTAATCGTCAATGGAAGGGTAAGGTCGTCCAAATTGCAGACGACACTAGAAAAGAAGATTTAAGTAAGTTAGAAAAAGAAATCAAAAAACATAAACCTAAACTCAAAACATCCTTTATTGGTGAGGGTGCAATGATTGTGGTGTTATCTGATTGGCAGATAGGCAAGGCAGACGGAGATGGCTTAAAAGGAACTATTGAGCGCATACTGAATGGAATAGACAAGGTTGAGGTTCGGATAAAAGAACTTGAAAAATTAAAAAGACCTATAGGCAAGTTAATGGTTCTCTGGACAGGCGACTCGATTGAAGGCTGCGTTGGTCATTATGCGCAACAAACCTTCTCAGTTGAACTCGATAGACGCGACCAAGTCAAAGTCGCTCGAAGGCTGCTTCGAGATGCGCTCATGCGCTGGAGTAAGTATTTTACTGAGGTTCAGGTTCTCGCAGTTGGAGGAAATCATGGCGAAAATAGAAATGGCGCGGGTAAATCTTACACATCCTTAAACGATAATGATGATGTTGCAATAGTTGAGCAGGTTGCCGAAATCCTTGAAAGCAACCCAGAAGCCTATGGACACATTCAATTTGCAATACCAAAGGATAGATTAAGTATTACAGCAGAAGCCGCTGGTTGGGTTTTAGGAATTACACACGGACACACTGCCCGAAGGGGTGGAACGGGAACTGAACAGAAACTTCGCAGATGGCTAGAAGGACAATCACTTGGTCGGAGAAGCGTAGGTGGTGCAGATGTTTTAGTTTCTGGTCATTATCACCATTTTCGGGTCGCCGACTGGGGCGGTTGTGTTTGGTTGCAAGCACCTGCGATGGATGGCGGAAGCGCTTGGTGGCAAGAAATGTCTGGTGAAAAATCCGAGTCAGGCATTTTGACATTCTGTATGTATCCAGAGATACGCGTTACCGACATCGCTATCTTGAAGTGAGTCTTGTGGTGTTATTAGAACGAATCGTGATAATCTTTATCAACCGAGTCCATAGAGACCCCACTACATGCAGAACCCATTGAGGTCTAAGGTAGTTGGGTCCGCGTTGCCCGAAGGAGTAACCTTATGACGCAATACAGAGCATTAACTGGTATTGATTACCCACCTGACAAAAGAGTTGAAGCAGGAGACATGGTTTCCGACCTGCCAGAAAAATCAGCAAAATGGTTACTCGACCAAGGGCTAATTGAACTCCCTGATGGGAAAACTCCTAAAGCCGAACCAGTAGTTGAAATCGAACCCGTCATTGAAGTTGAGCCAGTAGTTGAGGTTACTCCTGAAGTTACTTACGATTCAGAGGCAACAGATGGGGATAAAGATGGATTTGTCCAAGATGGTACAGAGTTCCAACGCCCAGTTGAGGAGAACAACTAATGCCTACATTTCGCCATGGTAAAGGCACAACAGTATTAAGTGATGATTTTGACTTAACAACTTTTCTAAATAGCGCATCAGCATCTTATGGGATTGAAACTCCCGAGACTACAACCTTCGGTTCTTCTGACCGCTCTTACATTGTTGGGCATAATGAAGGCACAATCTCGTTTGAAGGTTTATTTGATGGAACTACCTCTAGCGCAGACTCAATCTTTGCTGCTGCTCTAGGTAGTACAACAGCAAAGGTAATAACAGTATCTAAAGATAGTACCGCTATTGGTGGGCGAACAATCCTTGCCTCTGCGAACTCGACCTCCTATGAAATTAGTAGTCCTCTTACTGATGTTGTTTCTGTATCAGCAGAAGCAATAGCAAACGGAGGATTAGATTCGGGTGTTTGGTTAGTTTGTCAAACTGCCGTATCTGCTACAACCAACACCACAAGTGTTGATAATGCTGCTTCATCTGCTAATGGTGGAGTAGCGCACCTTCATGTAACAGCGAACGCTAGAACAGCAACTACTATAATCGCAGTACAGCACTCATCAGATAACTCAACATTTGCTGACTTGGCTATATTCGGAACAGTAGCAATCGCTGGACTAGATTCAGAAAGATATGAAGTTGCTTCAGGTACGACAGTAAATCGCTATCTAAGAACAAGAACCACAATCGCAACAGGCACAGGCGCTATAACCCGTA